TCAGTCATTTCAGCATTACCTTCGGCTTCAAATAACCTTAAATAATATTTTGCGTTAGATGATATAGTACCATCTGATACTGATTTTGATAACTCGGTAAACTCTGTTCCACTAAAATTAACTAATGCTCTTGTCTGATGGTCAAATGAATTATTAAAAAATTCTTTTTTAACTTCAAGTATTTGGTCTCTTCCAAAGTTTTGGTCTCTAAAAGACTCACCTGTTATTAAATTTGAACCACTTGAAATCCAAGTGTCTTGTGATGGAAAAATAAAATGATGCATTATCTAACTCTCCCTTGTATATTTTGATTTGGATTCTTTAATTCGAAAACCGTTGGTGTTGCAGTATTTGGTGGTACTATAATTGTTCCATCAGTTGAAAGTGCATTTTGAAAATCATATTTGTATCCATACCCAATTGTTCCCTCTCCATCACTAACATCTATAAATTTTCCATCAGAAACTCCATCACCATCTATATCAATCGTACCCTCTGTGTTTGAGAATGAATAAGTGTAAGTGGCATTTTTTAAATTAGCATCAGCTACATCACTATTAAAATCATCTTTTTGTGTAATGGTTATATGTCCAATAGAACGTACACCCTCAACACCCATTAATTCAAATTCTAATTGACTTTTAAAAATCGGTTGATTATATTGCATTTTTTCAATTCTAAAATAATCTTTAATTTTTTGTATACAATTTAATTTTACTTGTTGTTTATCTGCATATTTTTCAGCAATGATATCAAATATTACTCCAAAGTTAACAATATATCCATCTTGAATTGTAATTACATCTGTCATTAATTTAAAGTTTTCTAAATATTTTTTTATATTTTCTTTTAATAAATTTGGTAAATTATCATTACTACCTAAAAGAACATTATTTGGATTACCAACTAATTGTTTTTTATTATCATATCCTAATAAGTAAATGTTAATCGGTGATAATTCAAATAATGTTACGTCTGTATTTTGTAAATTTGTAATTTCATTTGATAATAAATTTTGTAAATTGGTAACTTCATTATCTAAAATAGCTTGTTTTGAAGTTATTAATCCGTTCATAGTGCCTACTATAGCTGGTGTAACTTCAGTATTTTCTGACAGTGTTAATAAAATAGTCTGTACAGTGCCAATTAAATCTGTAATTTTAGAATTTAAATTTGTTGTTGTATTTGTAATTGTTGTATTTAAAGATAAGACATTTTCTTTAAATATAGTTTCATTGTTTTCTTGTCCAATGTTACCAGGACTAGTTTCAGGTTGTGTAACATAAACTTTAGCTATCGTGCCAAATTTTGCTGGTATATTTAAAATTCTAGCTTCATAATCTTCTTTCGTTACACATCTATTTTGTGTAGAAAAGAATGCTTTGGCTTTTTCTTTTATTTCTTCTGTGTTCTCTTCATCTTTACCACCACGTGCTGGCGTGTTATTATTTACTGTTAAAAGACTGGCTCCACCATCGATAGCGGGTCTTATATTTGATGGTAATGTTGATAAGTCTCCACTTGGTACATTTGAATTTATACCACCACCGACTCTATAAGTAATAGTTAAAGTTGTATTGTTTGGTGTTTCACCCAACGTAGAATATTCATTTCCTAACAATGGGTCTATAGCTTGATTTAAATCATTTGATTGGCCTGGAATTATTACACCAACCTGTTCTAAATCAATAAATCCTTCATCAATAAGTTGTCCATTTTTCAATACACCATTACCAAAAACTAATGATGTTGTATTATCTAAATTTGTTTCACGAGTAAATCTTTTTGGTGATGTACGGTATGTTAGAGAATAAGGAACTGGTTCTACAGAAACATTACCTTGTAAGTCAAGATAAGCTGATGACCTATCTGCATCATCAGTATAATGAGTTTGAATTGGTATTTTATCTTGAGCTAAAAAATCAACCTCATACCAATTATCTCCGTTTGAATCCACACAAGAAATTATATCAACAACATTCGTGTCTGGTAATGTAATAGTTTTAAATTTTTCAGGTTGTCCAATTTGAAAAGTAATAGTTTTTTGTGTTGCACTTACAGCCTTTACATTTCTTGACAAACTATATTTTTCAGCTAAACCAGATGTAGAGGTTTTAGATATTGTATTAGTATCTGCTGATTGTGTAATTCTAAAATCAATTGGTTCTAATGTAGAAAAAATAATGTCCGAATTTGTTGATGATACAATCTCCAAACCCTCATCAAAAACACTAGCATTTGAATAATCAACTTTTTCAGTATTACTACTTAAAGCATCAACATCTGATGTAAATGTTAAATCAACATATGCTGGAACAATTGGTTTTACTTTATAACCAAACATTTTAGCTAAGGTTATAATATTTCTTCTCTCCTCTGCTAATGGTAATAACATCTCACGATATTGTTGGTCTATATAAAATGATAACACATCACCAACATATGCGTTCATTTCTAATAACATCATACCAGGTGAGGTCTCATTAAAGTCACGATATGTATTAGGAAAATATGACTTTGCATAATTCATTAAAGATTCTTTCAACGATGCAAAGTCTTTATTTAAATAATTTACATTTGACTCTTTAAAATTTTCTTTACCATATGTTGGCATTTTTTATCTCCAATTAATATCCACCACCAGTTGTAACACTTGTATCTGTTTCTACTATATCACTACCAAAAGATAATGTTATAGAATCTAAGGTGTTTGGGTCTTGTTTTATGTTAAATAGTATTTTTACTTTAATTTCATTAGTTGGTACACTACTATTATTATCAGTTGTAGAAATTTGAATATCTCTAACCTCTACAAATGGTAACCAAAATTCAAATTTATCTAATATAGAATCTTGAACAGCTAATAAATTATCATCTTTTATATGTTCAAATAATAATTGTCTTAAATTTAAACCTAAATTTGGTTGAAAAAATCTTTCACCCTCATTAGTCTGTAAAAGATTTCTTATGTTGTTTTTTACAGCTTCAATAGTAGTTGAGGTGGTTGCAAAAAATCCACCCAACCCATCATCTCTACGAATTGGTAAATCGATACCAATTTTTACATTTGTATCATTATCATTTATAAATGGTTTTCTTGAAGTATCTTTTATAGCCATTATATTATATCCTGAATATCATCTTCTAATAATTTTACAGTTGTAAATTCTCTCTGACCATCTTCATCTGTTACATCAAAATCATCTTCAGATTCTGGTGGAGTACCTATAAATGTAAAACCTGTTGAGTCTAATCCTCCATCATCAACTTTTAAATCTAAAGCAGGTGCGATTACACCACCCTTTAATAATGGTTGTACAGCGGTTTGTATTTCCTCCTCTAAATCATCTATCAATGAACCTAAACCAAGAGGGTCAGCCAATTTTTTTAATGTTTTTAAAACAGGCTGATATTCACCAAGTAATGTTTGTGGTTCAACATTTAGTAATTGTTCTGGTATGTTAAATTTTTCAACAACAAGTGGTGCATTAAATTGTGTGATTCTAAAATTTGCTTCAGTTAAAAATTTAACAATTGCATCTTTAGTATATTCAGCCTCTCTTTCAATATAAGAACCAGGCCGTATATCGACATTTTCCTCAACCCCAACATCTTTTAAAGCTTTTACTTTTGCATCAATTAAATCTTGTTTTAATCCCATTATTATTTTCCATATTTTTGTTTTTGCTTTTCATCAGCTTTTTTTAAAACTTCACTATAATTTTTATTCAAAAATTTTGCCATTGGGTCACTTGATGGAACTTGTTGTGGTGTTGTATTCATCATGTCACCATATTGTTTACCAACTAATTCATTCATTCTATCTGAAGTAAACTCACCACCACCTAATGTTTTCCAATCACCATCTTGAGCTGTTTCATTCAATACATCATTTAAAACTTTATTAGATGTAAAACTACTATTTTGTGTTCTTTTTTTTGGTGTCATTGGTTTTTCAACTTTTACAGGTTTTTTTAATTCAGTTATTACTTCTTGAATTGCCATAGCAACTTCTTCTCTAACTATTTGTCTTATTGTTTTTCTATTTTTCATAATTACCTCTTTATTTATCTATAAAATATTTTTCACTTAAAAATTTATCAATATTAGCTCGTACTGTAGCTATATTTGGGGATGGTATTAATTTACCACCTATCTGAGGTACTGATTGAACCTCTTCAAACATATCTACAATACTTATTAGTAAATCGACTAATTCATATCCTTTTACCATTGGTTCTCTTGCATCCTTACCAAATAATGTTTGTGTTGAACTAATTACTATTTGTTTATTTGTAGATATGGATAAGTTTTCACCAGCACCAATATGAATATCTTTAATTGATGACATAAATATATCATCACTTTTCGAATTTAAAGTTATTCTATCGGAATGTAATAAAATTTGATTTTCATTGTCACCATTACCATAACCATAAATTGTTGTTTGTATTTCAGCACCATTGTTTAAGAAACTTTGTATTGTTCCAATTGAATTAACATTATTGTCTAAAGTATCTGATGCTAATGTAAAACCAAATACTTGTTCAGTATTCTCATCTAAAACATCACCATCATAATAATTAGGAAAATGTTGAGCTAACGTCCCTTTAGATGTTATTGTTATTAAACTACCATCACCCATACTTTCAAAACTATTTTCACTATTTCTTTGATTTGATATAAAAATATATGGTTTGTTACTTCTACTACCTACACGAATACTATTACCATGTCTACCCTCAATTAAATAATCACCAACAGTTTCATTTAAAGTGTTACCATAATCCAATTCATTGTTTATCTTTTGTAATCTTTTATAAGATAATTCTTTATTAAAATTAAAACTCTCTCCCCTTTCACCTCGTTGCGTGTTTTTGACTCTATCGGCATTTAACATTGCTAATTCTTTTTTATAATTTTTATCATCATTCCATGTTGGACTATTATTAAGTGTATTTAAAGGTCCAAGATAATAATTTATATTTCCTATTGTACATAATAAAACTGGGTCTCCTTTTGTTGGTACATCACCGTGATTTCTTAAAAGTGGAAAATATCTATTATCCTCACTATAATATTGTTGTCTTCTTTTACCTGTTGTAGTAGGAACATGAGACACTGCATATATTGAATTTATTGTTTGTTCACCTTTATAACCAATTGATTCGATTGAATGAGTGGCATCAACACAATATCCTGGTACAAATTGTAAATATACAGGTACAGAATATTCTTTACCCATAAATCCTTTTACTTTTTGTCCTTCAAATGTTTTAAATGTTGAACCCATTTAACCCTCCGAATATCCTTTTTGAATTGTTTTATCTTTTATTGTTTCGAGTCGATGACTTTCTTTTTGTAAATCATCTACAGTATCTTGAAGTGTTCCCATTAACTCAGCCTTTTCTTCATCACTTAACAACATTGATTCATCTGATTCACCTTGTGATTTTGAAATAATTCTTTGTAACACACCAGCGAGTTTTACCAAGTGTTCGTCATT